GCGCACTGCGACGCGTTGTTCGAGCGCTGGTGGGGTGATCGGGATGAGGACGAGCGCTCGCGGCTCAATGCCAGCGCAAAGCGTGAGATCGTGGCGCGCTTCGCCGCGGCGAAGTACTGGCCGCCGGCGCAGCTCGCCGACAGCGTGCAGCAGAGCATCCGCGCCGAGGCGCTCAAAACCATCGCGCCCACGTTTGAAGAGTTCCTGCGCCGTCCCAAGGCGAAAGGGGCAAGCGCATGAGCTACCTCGAAAACTGCTCATCGAACGGGTGGCAGTGCCGCGAGTGCGGCTGCGACGATGCGCACGCGCGTGCATGGATCGTGGCGTGCCGTGCCACTGGACCGCGCCGCACCTGTGCAGCGCCTGTGCGCGGCGCAAGCCATCGCCAGCGCGCCGCGCTGCGCGTGAGGCGCGAAGGCTTCTGGCACTCCGCCGGAACGCGGGACTGGCCTGGGCTTGGCGCATGCTCCGCCGCTCAGGCCGGTCCCTCCGCGTACGAGGTGTGAGCTGATGAAACCACTCGCTCTCGACCTTTGCTGTGGAAAGGGCGGGTGGGCCAAGGGCCTCATCGCGGCCGATTGGGACGTAGTCGGCGTCGATATAGACGAACGCTTTCGCGCGGATTTTCCGGGATGGTTCATCTGTGCAAACGTCGTGAGCCTCGCCGCAGAGTGGCACGTCAGCATCTACGAAGTCGCGAAGGTCTTCGGAATCGACATCGAAGCCCGAGTGTTTCGATTGGTGGTAGCCTCACCTTCCTGTGAGCAATATACGCGCCACATGATGCCATGGACACGGCGCAAAAATCCACCGGAGCCTGACCTTGCAGTTTGGTTGGCTTGCGAGCAGATCGCAGCAAGTTTGGGTGTGCCCTTGGTGATCGAAAACGTCAGGGAAGCACAGCGTTGGCATGGAACAGCGAGGTGGCATTTCGGCAGCCAGTATCTCTGGGGTGACATCCCTGCGCTCATGCCAAAACATCCCGGATGGAACGTCGTGCGACAGAAACAGTCGCGCACTTCTGGCGCAAGGGCCGAGCGTGCCATGGTCCCCTTCGACCTCGCGTTGCACATTGGGCGGGTGTTCCACCCCGGCGAAGAGCAGCGGAGGGCATCATGAACCTGCGCCCCACCACGCTCATCCTTACGCTCGCCGACACGCCGCAGGACGGGCGCGACCTGTATCGCGAGCACGCGCTCGTCTGCGCCCGCTGCGGCAACGATAACCGCCGCGTGACCGCGTGGGTGATCCCCGGCCTCTGTGTTGAGTGCGCGATCTACGTCGAGAGCGTCACCGTGCACACCCCGGCGCGCCAGGCCGCGCTGTTTGAAACGGCAGGGCCGCCGCGATGAGCGCCGCGGCGTTGGCCTTACCATCCGCGAATTCGCGGGTATGTATCGACTGCTCCGCTACGCTCGATCAGCCGCACGCACGCTACTGCACGCGTTGCCGCCCGGCGCATCGTAAGCGGAAAATTCTATACATTTCGACCGCACAGATCGACGCGGAAATCACTGCGGCTTATCGGAAATTTCGCGAGTTCAACAACCGCGCGGCGATCACGCTTGCCGCGCGCCGCATTGGCTGGCCGCGCCATGCCGTGTTAAAGCGCGCCCGCGCGCTTGGGCTGGCGCGGACCAAAGAAGCGCCCTGGTCTGAAGCTGAGCTGCAGGTTCTGGAGCAGTTCGGCTACCTGTCGGACGCAAAGCTATCGGAGAAACTGCGGGCGCGAGGCTTTACCCGCTCAGCGACTGCCGTCCACCTGAAGGTGAAACGCCTGCGCATCAAGAGCAATGGCGACTGGTACAGCGCGACGACTGGCAAAGGTCGAAAAGTACTGGTTTCTCGACCTCATCACCGAAGGCAAAATATGTCGGTGAGTTGGGTTCTCGCAATCGCGTTCGTGCTCGTGATCGCGTTCGCGTTTCGCATGCTGTTTCACGCGCTGCGCGTTGAGGGCTTGCTCCGTAACTTGATGGACGCGGTCGAGGTGCAGGGCCGCGACGACAAAGACCTGGAGCGCCTGCACGCCGCCATGGAAGACGCGAGGAGGTTTTTCCGCCCATGAACGAGAGCGCAATCGCGATCATCCGCGCGCTGCTCGCGCTGCGCCGCGCGGGCGCAATCGCCGCCGTTTACTGCGACGCGGGCGTGCTGCGCGTGATGCTGAACGACGGGCACGTCTTCAGCGCGCGCAAGCCGGAACGCTACCACCGCGTGCTGTTCGCGGTCGAGCAGCAGATCGTGACACGGAAGGCGGCCGCATGACACAGGACCAGATCGACCGGCTTCGTGAGGCGGTCGCTAACGCAGTCTACGACATCCTGGTTGATGAAGCAGTGGAATTTGATTCGGACGATGATGCTTCGCACCTCGCGAATGACACCGCCGACGAATTCACACAAAGCCTCCGCAGAGTCATCAGGAAGGCGGCCGCATGAGCGCGCTGCAGGACATTGAGATCGGGAACTCCATCCCTCTGCCGCTTCCCCTACGGGGCTGGCTAGAAGCGGTAAACTCCGAAAGCCGAAATAGGATGGCACTGCGCCCAACGCCGGGATCGCGCAATACAAACCCCGGCACCCATACCACCCCCAAAGCGGCCGTCGGGCTAGGCGCGCAGCGGTTTCCCGGAGAGCGACCTGCTGGAAACTCTCCCTTGATCTGTGGCGGCAGCCACTCCTTCTTGGAGTGCGTCGGGTTAAGAGCAGGATGCGTAAGCCTACATCGGTGTAAATGGCGGCAGGGGCAGAGCCGCCACTCTGCCCCAAACCATCGCGGGAGGAAGCGTTAAGGTGCCCATCCGCCCCGAGCTTCGCCACCTGTATCGCGGCCCCGCCTGGGCAGCGATCCGCGCGCGCATCCTGGAACGCGCAGGCCACAAGTGCGAGCAGTGCGGCAAGCCGAACCGGGCGCGCCTCCGCGTCACGCGCGGCGGGATTTGGTACGACGACGCGGCGAGCACATGGCGCAACGACGCGGGCGAGGCGAACGGGTTCAATTATCCGGGGATGACGGGCCGCACCGTGTACGTGATTAAGTGCATCATCACCATCGCGCACCTCGATCACGATCCGCGCAACAACGCGGACGCGAATCTGGCCGCGCTGTGCCAGCACTGCCACCTGAAGCACGACGTGCACTTCCACTGGGCGAACGCGCGGCGCACGCGCGCGGCGCAGGTGGGGCAGGGGTGGCTGAGTCGGGAAATTGAGGAAGGGGTGAGGCCTTGAGCATGTTCCGCAACGGAAAGTGGCACTTCAAGGCGCTCGTCGAGCCGAGCGCGAAACGCTGGCGCGTCGTGAGCGCGGACGGGCGAACGGAGATGCCGTTCCACCTCGAAGAACAGGCGCGGGCGTACGCGGAAAAACACGGCGGGCGCGTCGAGGAACGCGTCGCGAGGCCGTTCACATTGCAGGAGGGTCGATGAAAGCTGAAGTTGCTGTCGTCGTCACGAACCGGCCCGAGGCCCGGCTCCGTTACTCACACTTCGAGACCGTGTCGAGCGCGGCATCCTCGTGCCCGATGTGCGGCGCGCTCATCGAGGCGCACGTTCCGCACGCCTGCGCGAAACCCGATCTCGACCAGCCGCCGCACACGGTGCGCCCGCGCTGCGCGCCGTTTGAGTCGGCCACGTTTCCGTTTTTGGTCCACAGGGGAATGAGGGTGCGATTCGAAGGGCGCGTCTATCGCTACACGAATTACGCGGCGCTGTACGAGGGACGCGCGCGGGATTGCGATCTCGTGCAATCGCGCGAGCACTTCTACGCGCTGGTAGAGGCTGGGGTTCTAGAGGAGGTGACGCATGCGATCGCGTGACGCGCAGACCCAGGCGCGGCCCGCCTGGCCGCACCATCGCCGCCACATCTGGACGGCGTGCGTGCGAGAGTGGTTCGGCCAACCGGAGGCGTCGTGAGAATACTCACGCTTTGGGAACCATGGGCCACGTTGATGGCCCTCGGGAAGAAGCGCATCGAAACGCGGAGCTGGTCAACGCGTTATCGCGGCCCGCTGGCGATCCACGCGGCGAAGGGTGGGTTGACCTTGGGTGAGCTGAGGGACCTTGTTTGTCGAGAGCCGTTCAGATCCGCTCTGAACATCGCGCCCGATAGATTCGAAAGTGTCGATTTCAACCACGGCTGCATCGTTGCCGTCGTCAGCCTCGTTGATTGCGTCCCGGTCCAGAAGTGCCATTCGCTTGGCGATCTGGCACGCGCGTGGACCTGGAGAGAAGAACAGGCATTCGGCGATTACTCGGCTGGCCGCTACGCGTGGATCACGGGAAACGCGTTCCGTTTTCCGCGCCCGATACCACATAAGGGCGGCCAAGGCCTGTGTTTCCCCGGTCCGGCGGTCGCTGAACAGATTATGGCGCAAACGGTTTCACGCCCAAATATATCCTGGGCATCGCTGGCACAAGGCAGATTGTGAAACCTCGAAAGATCGAGTACGAGGTCGGCAAAGACGTGCACGGGCGCACGGTGCTGCTGATTTTTGAGGCAGCATCCGGACACGTTGGCCCGTCCTGGACGATCAAGACGGTGGGATCAAGTCAACGCGACGAAGGCTGGATCGTGATGGGGCTCACGCCCGAGAGCATCCTCGCCATGGCCGACGCGGTGAAGGATTCGCAGCGCCCGGGCGCGCGCTAAGTGGCCACGGCACACGAGGCGCTTGGCTATCGCGCGAAAGGCCTGTTTACGAGCCTGCGCACGGACTGGGCAACGCCGCGTCAGCTTTTTGCTATGCTCGACCGCCACTTCCGCTTTACGCTCGACGTGTGCGCTTCGGTGAGCAACCTGCCGCGCGAAGGAATAGAGTACTTCGATCCAGCATTGACAAATGCGTTGACGCGCTCGTGGGTTCCGCTTACCGCAGGTGCGGTGTGGTGTAACCCGCCATACGGAAGGCAGATTGGACGCTGGATAGAGAAAGCCTTCCGCGAGTCCAGGCGAGGCACGGTGGTGATGCTTCTTCCGGCCCGCACGGATACCTCCTGGTGGCACGAGTACTGCATGCGAGGAGAGGTCGTGTTCCTTCAGGGTCGGTTATGTTTCGATGAAAACCCGCGCAAGCGAGCGCCCTTTCCCAGCGCCATCGTGGTCTTCAGGCCGCCAGACTTCACAGCGCCCGAATCCGCTCTAAGGCTCCTGTGATTTTCGCGTTCGCGGCAGCGAGCCGCGCAGCCGCTCCATCGCTTCCGCGACCGCCTCGGAGGCTTCCGCTGACCGCTCCAGGATGCGCAGCGCTTCCGCGATCACCTGATCCTTGTCGTTGAGCTTGCGCCACAGCGCGATCACCGCGATCGCCAGCACGCCCGGCAGCGTCAGAGCCTCGATATTCAGTGCGGGCATTCATCATTCCTCCATTTTCTCAAAGGGCGTCAAAACGAGTATCCCTGCGGAACGCAGGTCGCGGGCGCGTCGATGGCCGTGTCCGGATCGACGGGGTTGCAGGTGTTGTCCACCTCGACGGGCACGGGCTCGCCGCACGTCTCCAGGCCGCCGCCAGTGACGCCGGACGTGGTGTAGAACTGCTCTTTGGTGTGGATGGGCTCGATGCCGACGATGGCCAGATCATCGCCGCTGGCAAGGAAGTAGAACGATGGCAGCGGATCATCCGAAAAGTCCGTGAAGAAAAACCCGTACGCGCTGGCCGTCTCGCGGCCAGAGATCGCGCCCGCAAGCGATACAAGCAGCGTGGCTGTGCCGCTCCAGCCTGACGAATGCGTGGACGCGTAAATCGTGCCGCCCGCGTTCCACACGGCGCGAAACTCGCTTCCGCCGACAAGCGCGGCATTACTGCCGTCGTCGGCGGCCGCCGAGGTGTCGATGTCGGCGTATGCCCACGTCGGCGTGTCCGCGCTGGCGGCGATCGCGGAACGCAGTTTCCAGTTCGTGCCCACGCCCACGTCGGGCGCGTTGTAGATCACGCCAATCGTGCCATCGTCGAGCGCTGCAGCGCTGATTTGAAAATCTTCGTTGTCTATCTCGGCGTCGATCTCGTCGAACGCGGTCCCGATTCCGCCGCCCGCCCCAATAACCAGAACGTGCAGCAGCGAGTGTTCATCGGTTGAAATAGTGGCCTTGCGGACGAAACCGTGCACGCGCCCGTCGAGGCCGCGCGCGATGCCCACCGCGTTAAATAGCAGGTCATCGTCGGATTGCCCTGCAGGCTCGCTGAGGCTTGACCATGTATTCAGATCCGCGCTCAAGGTGGCGATGGCCGCGCGCGCATTGCTGTTCAGCGATCCGCCGAAGGTTTTGCACAAAACCCCGAACCCACCGTCCGTGGATTCTTCGATCCACAATAGCGGGGAATTGCCCGCAGCATTTGTCAGCGTCGGGCCCGCTGCGGACGTGTCGTCAAAAGCTCCGGTGGTCAGATCGAATCGCGACACCTCCAGCTTTGTGTCCAGGCCACTCGGGACCACGTACAGAACGTACACGTAGTCATCTGCGATGGATCGGCAAGCGCCGAAGACCTGCACGTTGCCACCGATTGTTCGCGTCTCACCCGTCGCGGTCCACGTCTCGCCGGCGTCGCTTGACGCGTACGCCTCAAGCGTCGTCAGGTCCGAGAACGCAAAGCAGTACAGCGTCCCGCTGTACTGCCACGGCCCTTGCGGGCCGCCGCGAGTCGCCAGTGGATGTGCGGCGCTCGAAACTTGAAATGGTCCAGGCACTTCAGTAGCTCAGGTAAAGGGAAGTGGGCACGCTCAGCGGGTCAATTGAGACGCCCGACGGCGGCTCGAAATATTCACCAGACGCGATCGGTGCGACGCCCTGCAGCCGGATGTGATACACGCTCGAATCCGGAAGCGGAAATGCTTCAGCGCTCGCAATTGTGGTCGACCCGGTGATCGTCTGGTCCATGGGTTAGCACCTGCTCCGCGCTCGCAATGGGCGCGTTTCCGCTCAGCGTCTGCGCGGGCGGCGCGGCTTCAAGGCCTTGCAGCTTGCGCAGTGCATCGGCAGCCTCTCTGCAACTGTCTTCGAGTTGCTTCAGGGCGCGGCACAGCTCGTACGAACGTTTCACTAATTCTTCAAAACGATCTTGGTTGCTCATCTTCCTAGCCTCGCGTAATCAGGTTCACAACGCCGCCGCAGCCGGGGAACTCGCTACCCACCTCGACGACGTCCACGGTGAACTTATCGTCGCGCTCGATGGTGAGCGGAGACTCGCGAAACGACGTAATGCGGTGAATTTCCGTGCTGCCCGCGGGAACTTCGAGATACGTGCCAGCCGCGAACATGGAAACGCCGTTCTGCTTGATGTCGATCTTGATCGGCGCGCCCTCCGGCGCCGTGCCGAACACCACGGAAACGCTCTCCGCGACGCTCAGATCCTTTTGCGCATACCACGGGTTGGTGACGTTAACCCCCGTCGCCAGCGCGCGGCTGGCGACGCCAGGAATCGCGTTCGCCAGCACGAAGGTGGCGCGCTCCTGGTCGAGGTTGGTTCCTACGTACGTTCCGGCCGCGAGCATGGTGCGCAGCGCGTTGCCTTCGCTGCTCCCCAGGGTGACGCGTACAATCGCGTCCGTCTCCGCACAGCGGCCGCGGCGGTCGTTCTGGAACGGCTCGCTGCCTACGCCTGACAGCACGCCCACGTCGGCCGCAAAAAACGTGGTGGGCGAAAGCACCTGCACGCGAGTAGTTGCCGTGTTGATCGAGCTGCCGGTCGGGCCCACGGCGCCGGTGACGCCCCAGATGGCCACACGGAACCCATTGTCCGTGGGGTAGCTGCTTGTAAACCCGTGCGGCTGGCTGGTGGTGACCACGTTCGTGCTGGTGTTCACGTCGGTGATTACGAGCGCGTCCGTGCCGCCGATGCCAGTCTCGCCGGGCTCTGGGCCCGTCCCGGCCCACACGTAGCCTCCAAACGGGTCCGGCCCGCCGTTGTAGCCGTTGGTTCCTCCTCCGTCCGTGCCGCCGCCACCGCCCTCGTATGTGTAGCCGGACACGTCGATGGGCGTGGTGTCTATGGTGAACGTGTACGGGTCGATTGGCGTGATCTCGTACGTGCCGCCGTTGAGCAGCTCGCCCAGGTCGCCGCTGAACCCGCCAAAGTTTACGCCATCGTACGGGTCGATGAACCCGTGCGGATACTCGGTCTCAATCGTCAGCTCGTTCGTGTCCGTCGCCTCGACGCCAACGACCAGCGGCAGCTCGCGCGCCTGCGCGGTCACGTTGTAGCGCAAAAACGTGCCGCCCACGTCGCGGAGCTGCACGCGCTGAATGATGAAGACGCCGCACAGCGGCGGCGAGGTGGTGAAAACGTCGAGCCACTGCCCAATGTGCCAGCCGTTCGTGTCCGTTTCGAACTCGACTTCGGCCACGTCCACGCCGAAGTTCTGAAAGCACGTTTCGGCGAATGCGGCCGCCATGCCCGCGTCGCGAATGTTCTTCGCGCTCGTCACCGCTTCGATGATGCCGCTGCCGCCGGTGCGGGCGGCCACGCGAGCGATCGCGGCCGAGTCCTCGGCCCAATACACGTCGAGCGAGCTGCTCGCGTGCGTGACGACGATCTCGTCGGAATCTGTGTAGGCTGACTGCTCCGGGTTGTGAAAGAGCACGTTCGACGTGCGCTCCCAGGCGAAATCCCACGGCGCGGTGTCGCGGTCCTCGTACGCAATGACGGTCGCGGCAACGTCGTTCACCTCGACCGTGGGCGCATAAAGCAGCGAGTACGAAAGCAAGTACTGGTGCGTCCCGTTGCCCGCGAGCGTGGTGGTGCGCTGGCCGCCGGTCGGGATCGCCGTCCGGACGCCCTGACGCGTCCGCGTCTGGCGATTCGAACGCGTGATGCGCATGTTGCGCCACACGTCGTCGTCGTCGCGAATCACCCGCGGCGCGATATCAAAGCTCTTGCGCTCCAGGCGCAGCCGGCGGAAGTGGTCAATCCTCCAGTTGAAGCCGAACACGGCGCACACGCGATCCAGGCAGGTGGCCACCGTCTCGTCGTCGAATACGAGCCGTTTTCCGGTGACCGTGCCGGTTTCGGCGGCCGCGTACGTCACGCCCTCGGCCGCCAGCGTGGCATCAAAGATTTCCTGGACGATGGTGGAGAGGTTGAACGTCGGCCCCTCGTACGTTTTCGCGTACGTGCGCCGGTCCGCCAGGTCGCGGTAATCCGTGCAGGTGACATTGATCTTCACCTCGCTGCGCGAGTCGAACGCCTGCTCGACGATCGTCTGCACGAAGCCGCCGAACAGGCGGTCGGTGCCGCGAAAGTAGATCACTTCCTCGCCCGCATTCGGGCGATACGTGGCGCGGCCCACGTCGTTCAGCGAAAACTGCGCGCTCGCGCGGCCGTTGAACTCTTCGACGATGTTCAGCGTGTTGACCGTGAGCCAGGCCGTGCGATCGCGGCCGCGCACAAACAGCGTGCCCGCTGCCTCGCGCAGCACGGCTCCGCCAGGCAGAAACGTTTCCGCGCTGGCGATCGTGTCGTAGCCGGTGATCGTGTAGGAGAGCGCGCCCGTGCTCGGCACGCTGGCCGCGCTCGCGATGGGCGAAGCGCCTGTGACGTTGAGCGCCAGCGAGCCGCTAGACGGAACGCTTTCGCCTGATGCGATGGGCGAGACGCCGGTGAGCGGCTGATCGTAAATCAGCGCGCCAAGAGGAAAACTCTCGCCGCTCGCGATAGGCGAGACGCCTGTGATCGGCCCCGCGACGACGCCGCCGGCGGGAAAGAATTCCCCGCTGGGGATAGTGATCGAACTGACAACCTCGGCGATACCGCCAGGAGGAAACGTTTCCCCCGACGCGATGGGCGACGCACCGGTGATAATGATTGTGCCGTCGTCAACAGTGCCGCTGCTCGGCACAATCTCGCCAGAAGCGATGGGCGAGTTGCCTGTGATCGGGCCTGCGATGGAGCCCCCAGCGGGGAATGTCTCGCCGCTCGCGATGGGCGAGCTGCCACTAATCGTGGGTTCGGCGAGCGGAAAGAACGCGTATTTGACTGCCCTCCGCGGCGGGTTGAACATCTGGAACGGCTCGCGCCAGAGCGACGAAACCTCTTCCTTGCTGAGAATGCGATCCCAGATATAGACACACTGGCAAACGGAGTTGGAGTCACGTCCCCCAACATTGTCGCCAATAGAAAACGTCGCATCGGAGCTGTAGGAGATAGTTCCTGTCGTTCCGCCGCCGCCGTCGTAGGAGCCGTCGTCGGTGTATGCTCGCTGCCCTGCCGTGGTGGGCTGCATATCCACGGTCAGCACAAACTGGTGCAGGCCGTTGCCTACAAAGTCGCTGATATTGCGGAAACCGTTATTCTGGAACGCGCCGTTGTTGAAGCCGAAAGTCAGCTTGCCCGCGTTGTCTTTGTAAAACACATACGACGTGTACGGGCTTGAATCCGTGGCGTTTGGAGCAACGCCCGCGAAGTTTGCGAAATCTGTTGGCGTCGAACGAATATAGCCTCTCCAGAGAAGAGAGACTCGCTGCAACCTAAGCGCCGGTTCAGCCGTGCCCTTGATGCCCTTGCCTGCGGCATCCACGTCCAACGCTAGGCCGTAACGGCCGTCCTCCCACGTCGGAGCCGTGGAAGATGGGCCATACACTACTCCGCTGATGAGATTGCGGACTGAGCCTTCGTGCTCTTTCTGGAGAGGGAAACACCCCACCATGCCGATACCGAACGGAGATCCAGTATCGACACGAGCGCCGAGAGGAGGCTTGACCAGCCAACGGCCAGGATGAAGGATGGAAGGCACTTTGCGTTAGGTGTATTGAGCCAGCACGCCCTGCCAAATAGCCGCGTGATTGCCCGACGTCGAATCGAGCGTTCCGCCGGAATTGTTGACCACAACAATTCCCCAGTGCGATGGCATCACTCCGCCAAACGCAGCCGCGATCGACATGATCGGCGATTTGTAATCTGTCCCGTTCGCTGACATGTCGATGCGTCCGATGAGGTTCATGTTGATCGGCGTCAGAGCGCCATCCGTGCCGGTCGCGTTGCCCGAGTACGACGAGCCACCGTCCACGGAGCCATACGCATAGATCAGCAGGTAGCCAGTGGAGGAGGTGCCCGACGCTGGCGAGCGCGACTTGACCATGAGTAGCACATCGGCAAACAGGTTGGACGTGTTATCGACAGATGTGCTCTGACGGCCTGCGGCGTTGGCGAGGGAGGCGAGAGAAATAGTGAGCGTCTGGTTCGACGTTCCAAATTTTTGTTTGATATCACCGGCCATCGGAATAAGCTCCTAAAAGCTGAAAGGCGACGCGGTTTTCCGCCCCATCGCCGCCTGTGGAGGCAGGCACGAACAACGTGGGGAGGGGGGAGGCTGCAGGGCGAGCAAGCCTGTTAAAGAACAAATCGCTAACGAGGCACGGCGGCGCGCGCCCTACAAGACTATGGCTCCTTGTCGTGTTCAAAACAGCGGCAACCAGGGCAGTGATAATCCGCCGCGCGAACTCCTGGCATCGTACCGCCGCCCTTCGGGCTTTTCACTTTCCACAGCTCCAGATTTTCGGGTCTGTTATCGCTGCGGTTGCCGTTGAGGTGGTGAACGCGTTCATACGCCTCCAGTGATCGGCCCAGTTTTTGCTCCATCACGTGGCGATGCTCTGGAATCCATCGACCATTGATCTTGATGGCGAAATAACCTGAGCCAATGCTGTGTTTTGTTCCATCTTCACGTGTGCCCTGATTTCTGCTGGTCCCAAGCAGTGCACATCTGTGTGAGCAGAAGCGATTGTGTGGTCGCCCTACAGTCTTTCCGCACGTTTTGCATTTAGGCCTCGACTTGGCCTTGAGCAGATCGGCGCATGCGGGGCTGCACGTCTTTTGTGGATCGGCTGGACCACTTGTGCTAAACCGCTGTCCACAAACAGAACATACCCGTTCCCGCGCAACAGCCAATGCCTTAGATCTACACGCGCGTGAACAAAATCGGCCAGTTGTATTGGCGACCTTCTGGAACTCAATTCCGCACGTTTCACAGATCTTTCGCCCACCTCTTCTCCCACAGCGGGTGCAATACCGCTGTCTGTTACTGACCGGCTGATAGGGCTTCCCGCACGTCTCACATACTTTCACTTTGGCTAATGGTGGAATCATTACACCATTGTGCGCCAATTACGTGTATGAATCTATAGTACGAATATACCAGAGGCAGGCCAAGCAACGTTAATGTTGCCCCCGTTCGGAGTCACGGGCAAACCCGTGTAATCGTCGATCTTCGCGATCAACGGCGACGTGGCGGACGCGCCCGTCCAGCGCATGATCACGATGTACTCGCACGGGTCGCCGGTCACGCTGGTGAACGTGATATCCGCCGCGTCGGCAGTGCCGAGCGTGCTGGTCTTCGAACCGAAGTTCGAAGACGTTGCCACGATGCCCGCGCCCGCGATGTCGTCGTGAAATTCGTCCGTGTTTTGCGTGGGCGTGTAGTCCGCGCCATCCACCAGCATCGCCTGGATGTCGTGTGCGGACCAGTCGAGGTCGCCGTCGAGAAACTTCTGACGCGCGAGGCCGTAGAGATACGAAGCCATGGTGTGAAACTCCTGTGTGAAAAATGGGAAAGGTGAACGTGGACGCGATCAGATGCGCGCGGGCAGCAGGGCGTTGATGCCCTGCGCCACTTGCAGGCCCTGCGTGTACGGGTTGCTCGAATTACCCGTCACGTTCACCTGGATCGTGACTGGCGGGCGGCTCCCCGTTGGATCGCCGCCGCTCGTCGGCACGCTCGGATTAACGAAGCGCACAGGCCCGCCAGGCGTGGTTTGCCAGCCGGGTTTCGCGATGGCCTGGTACGTGGCCCACACGCCCTCGGCGATGTGCTTCAGCCAGTTGATCGTGGTTTGCTGCGCGTCGCCGAGGCCTTGCGAGTTTACGCGCAGGCCTGCGTCGAGGATGGCTTTCTGCTCGTAGAGCACGCGTTCGATGCTTTCGAGGCGCTGCAACTGCGCCAGGTTTTCAAAGCTCGGCCACCAGGCGTTCGCGTATTCGAGTAGGTTGGCGAGGTGGATCTGCGAGTAGCGGGTTTCTTTCTCGATCAGGTCGAGGGTTTTGTTCATCCCCGACATTTGGAAATTCCCGATCACGCCGCTGATGAGCGAGCCGATGGAGCCGATGGCTCCAACAACGCCCAGCACGCCCCCGGCCGCACCTGCGGCCCCGCTTGCGCCGCCAGCCGCGCCGCTTGCACCTCCGCCCGCGCCGCCCGCCGCGCCTGACACACCGCCGCCGAACAGCCCGGAGAACGCTTTGCCGATGCCGCCGAGCGAATCCATCACGCCATCGAGGCCCTTCATCACGGACTTGATAGCGCCGTCAACGAGTGTTCGCACCATCACCTCAGCCACGGCCATCACAGCCTTTTTGCCCGCTTCGGCCCACCCGCCCCAGCGCAGGATGGAGTCCGCAATGTTTCTGCCGAAGTCGTCGAAAATGGTGCTAATCTGGCGGCCCATCTCGTTGCTCGCCTTCGTGGTTTCGTTGATGGCTGGAGGCAGTTCGCCGATGCCGATGCCCAGCGATTCGAGATAAGCAACGCCATCCGTGCCGATGCGCGTGATCGAATCGTCGAGGTTTGCCATGCCGATGCCCAGCGATTCGAGGTAGCCCACCCCTTCCGTGCCGATCTTCTTCAGGTTCGCGTACAGCTCGTGGAACGTGTTGCCCAGCGGCTTCATGCCTTCCTGTAGCGTCTTGAACGCGGCGTCCGTGGCCTTCGCCATGCCCGCCGCCTCGTCCGCCAGTTCCTTCGCGTGGCGCTTCGCCAGCTCGCCGACGAGCGCGACGCCCTTTGCGTGTGCGGCGGCCGCCTCGGCGGCATCCTTGTGGTGTTTCGCGGCGTTTCCAATGGCCGCGCCGGTCAGCAACCAGGACGCTTGATTCTGCATGTTTGCCGCCGTGCTTCTCGTCGTCTCGTTCGCCGTCGCCGCGACAAGGGGAACCGCGTTGCGCAGGCGTTTCGAGTATTCCTCTAGCGACAGGCCGGTGCTGTCGATTACAACGCCTTTCGCTTTCAGCTTTGCTTCGAGCAGCGAGACGGAATCGGCGAGCGATTTGTTTGCGGCAGGAACACCCGCAAGCGCCTCGATGATTTGCTGCACGCCGGGGATCATCGAAATCAGCCTGGCGAGGCCCTCGCCCCAGCGCTGGAAATACTCGATGTTTTTCGCCAGCCACTCACCCAGCTTCCATCCGGCGAACGCCCCTGCAAGCACGGTTACTGCGGTGCCAAGCCCGGCAAGTGTGCCAGTCAGCGTCACGCCCGCGATGCCGAGGGCGGCGAGCCCAGTTTGCACGGTCGTGATAGCGATTCCCAGGCTGCCTAGCGCCACAAGCAGCGGCCCGGCGGCCGCCGCAAGGCCAGCGATCGCGATAACGACGAACTGAGTCTCGGGTGCGAGGTCCTTGAAGGCCGCAACCATACCTTCAGCGATCTTGATGATCGGCTGCAGCGCGTCCATGGCGCGCTGTGCGGCGGGTGCCAGCGCTTCGCCGAGGTCCATCATGATGAACGTGATTTTGTCCTTGACGTTGGACCACTGCCCCGCCAGCGTCTGCGCCTGCTTCTCCATCATTCCGCCGAACTGCTTGTTCAGCCCGTCGAGGATCTCGGGCACGGCGCGCGCCGCGTTAATCATGCCTTTTTCCGCGAGCTTCATCACCTCGGGGATCGTCTTACCCATCCCCTCCGCGAGGATCTTCCACGCGTTGATGCCGCTTTCCGCAAGCTGGTTCATCTCCTGCGCGGATACCTTGCCCTTGCTCTGCATCTGCCCGAGCGCGAGCGTCACGCGGTCGATCATCTGTGCGCCGCCACCCAGCGCCGCCGCCGCGTCGCCGATGGCGCGCAACGACGGAATAACCTGGTCACTGGCGAAGCCGAGCGCCTTTAATTGCCTTGCCGCGTCCACGAGGCCCGGAAACTCGAATGGGGTGCCCGCCGCGAAGGCCTTCAGATCAGCGAGGAACTCGGTAGCCCGCTCGGCAGAGCCGAGCATTGTGGTGAACGCGATCTTTGCCAGTTGAAAATCAGATCCGAGTTTCAGCGCAGCCGATCCCACGTCGAGCAGCGGCCGCGTGAGGGAATCTGTGAGCGTGCGGCCCACGTCCATCGCGGCCCCGGCGATTTGCAGGCGCATCATCGTCCCGATGTCTGCAAACGCCTTATCCAGGCCGTCGAACGTCGCGCCGATCTTTAACCAGATTCCTTCAATGTCCATCGCTTATTTCCGTTTCGCACCCAACAACGCCGCGCCCTCGCGCAGCTTCGCCTTCAGCGCCGCGCGCTGCTCCGCCGCGAGGCGCGCGTGTTCCGCTTTGCCGCGCTCGCCGGGCATGAACAACTCCGGGCTCACAGGTGAGCCATTTTCCGGGTCGATATGCACGTTTGTGACGGCGGCGCACGTCATCGCGTGGCCTTCGAGCGCGCGCTCATGCGCCAGCTCGAAGCGGTGCCACAACGCGTCGAACAGGCCGGGTGACAGGTACCAAAATTCGTCCTCGGACAAGCCGAGGTCGAAGCGCCCGAGCGCCCAGGTTTCGCGCCATTCGAGCGGCTTCGCGTCTGCGGGCCGTTCCTGCGCGGTCTGCGCCCCGCCAGGCGGCTCGATCAGGCTCGCCGCGGCATCGAGCGCCGCCACGTACTCGGCGGGCTCCAGCGCACCCACATCGCGCACCATGAGCCCGCGCTGGAACGTGACCAGCAGCGACCAGACGAGCGTGCGGGTCATCGCGCGGCCTGGCACGGGATTGCGCCCGGCCTCCTGCTCGAAGCGCCACAGCGAGTACAGCGTGCACGCCATCACCGCGCGCTCACCCGCAAGCGTGATCTCACGCTGCGGGAGTAAGAGCAGCGGGGACGGGGACGCGATAGACATAGACCGTGTGCATGCGGCCTTCCGCATGAACGTGCTCGATCGTTTCCGCTTTCCAGTCGGGCATCGAGAAATCGTGCGAGACGATGAGCGCGCCGGGCTTGCACTCGCGCAATAGCTTTGGCTTCAGCTCCGCGTTGCTGGACTGAAGCAGGTACAGGAAAACCACGTCCGCCAGCTCAATCGCGGCCTCGCGGATGTCGCACTGGTACACGCACGCGCAATCGCCGTTCGGGTGCGCCGCGATCTTGGCCTTTAGAGCCTCGTAGCGCCCCGCGTGCAGCTCGTAGCCGCATGCACTCGCGCCGCGATCGAGCGCCGCCAGGAGTAGCCTGCCGTCGCCCGCTCCGAGGTCCACGACGTGCATCGCGCCGCGCACCTGCGCGACGTCGAGCATGCACTCAACGACTGCGTGCGGCGTAGGAACGAACGGCGCAAGCTGGCCCTCGAACTCGCGCGAGGCGATACCCATCGAAGACAAGTAGTCTTCGATGATGCGCCCGCAGGCCTCCATCATCTCGACTTTCTTTTTCGGATCCGCGAGCCACTCGGTCACGATGCGCAGCGTTTCGCGCCGCCCGTCCCAGTTTTGGCTCTGCGAGAGCAGCGCCCAGGCGAGCAGGCGCGTGATTCGCAATTTCTCCGCGTAGAGCACGGGCGCGATCGGCTTGCCATCCTCGCCGAGCAGCGCGTTGCCGCTTTCGTCGTGTGTCTTCGCCGCCAGGCGCTGGCCGAGCGCGAAGAAGTCATCGCCCGTCAAATCGTACAGGGCGATGATCGCGTTTTCGTTCAAAGCGAGGCGGCGTTTCGCGCCGCCCAGCTCGATCTCCACTGGTTTCATGCGGTCCTCCGAGGGTTGGTTTAGACGTGGCTGAAGTCGGGCGTGCCCGTGCCTGCCAGCGTGATGTTGCCGCTGCGCAGGCCGGCGACAGGGCGGCCCATCTTGATCGCCTGCACGATCGCGTTGAATTCGATCGTGGTGTCGCCGCTATCGCTTTCCACGATCTGGTAGGTGCGCTCTGCGCGCGCCGCATAGACGGCGAGGATACCCGTCGCGTCGCCGTGCGTCGCGCCGGTGGGAACCCAGTTGACCATGAACTCGACGCTGCCGAAATTGAGCAGCGTGGCCACCTTGACGCGCCAGGGCGTCGCGGTGGAATGCGTGGTCGCGTCTTCGATCTGCGCGTCCAGATTCCAGTTGATGTCTTTGACTTCGGCGATGGTGGTCGGGGAAGTTGCGCTCGCGTCCGAGCACAGCTTGAGTAGCGTGCCGTATGCCGGTTCGGCAGTCGTGGAAAGTGCCATTGATTTGTTCTCCTCTTGTGTTGTGCTCGCTCAGGCGGTGGGCGTCAGACGCGAATCACAGAAATCAGAACCTCGGCGTGATCCGCCTCGAAATAGAGCATTCCGTCGCTCTGCCGCCAGCCGTCGATGCCCAGCGGCCCGACGGCCTTAATCGCGCCGGCTGCCAGCGCGAAAGACACGTTGCCGGTGCGGTTTTTCTGGCTGTCGGCGACGCTCGTGATGATGACGTTGCGCTCGCTCGCGCCCGAGTTGCGGAAGATGATGACTTCGCGCCCGGTGAGCGCGGTCTGTTCGTCATCCGCCGGCGTTGCCGCCGTCGCCGTGAGCGTAAAAGGTGCAGTGGGGTACTTGCCGCTGGTTTCGACAGCGGTGTGCGTGACTCGTGGCATTTAGTTCTCCTGTTGGTGGTTTTCCGAAAGCTCGATGTGCTCCACGCGCGCGCCGCCGGCGTCGTATAACTCCGCCTCCACCTCACGCCGAAGCGCCGCCTCTTCCTGCTGCAGGCGCGGCAGCTCGTGCCGCTGCCAGACGTGCTTCTTCACTTCGACCTCGTGCTCGCTGTCGAATTTGCAGCGCGGGCACTCGTAGATCGTGATGCCGCAAAAATCATGTGTTGTAAAAGGCATTGGAGGACTCCGGGGGGTGGAACTTTCTAAAGTGCGGGTTGCGGAACTACAGCTCGACGCGGTACATGACGCGGAAGTCGAGCACGATCTGATACACGTTCTGGCCGGGCTCTTTCGCGTAGTGGCGGTTTACGCGGCTCATGTAGCCGACGGCGATGCCGCCCGGCAGCGTGCCGCGCCATTTGTCGAATCGCTTCTGCACGCGATCGGCGAGCCGCAGCGCGTCCAGGTGGCAGCTCGCCCAGCAGGTGATCTGGTAGATCGCGTTTTCCAGCCCGCTGTGCCCGCTGTGGCTTTCTTCTGCGCGCCCCGTGATCTCCTGCACCGTGACAGCGGGCAGCGTGCTGCCGAGCGGAAAATCCGGCCCGTACCAGCGCGCCGCGATCAGGTTCGTGATCGCCGCGTCTTCGAGCGCGCGAAGGCGGATGCCTTCCTCGACGTAATTACCTTCCGCCATTTGTTATCCGCCCAACTCTCGCCGCAGCTCCTCTTGGAAGATCTGCCATGCTCTGCCTCTTGTTTCTTCGATCGCTGGCCGCAGGTAAGGCCGGGCGGGCTGGTTGTAGAGCCGGCCGAGCGAATCGCGGCGGGCGAACCCGTACTCGATCCGCGCAGCATACGGCAGATTGCTCGCCACGGCGATATCTAGCGGGCCTCTCTCGATCACCTGGATCGAGCGGCGCAGCGTGCCGGTCTTGTAGGGCGCACGCTGCCGTGCCGCGTTCGCGATTTCCATCGCAGCGATCGAGAGAGCGCTGCTGATTGCACTTTCTACGCGGCGGCTCGCGCGCTGAACGTTCGGGTAGAAATCTGGAGCGATTTGAGGATCGACAGTGAGCATCAGGAGATCAGCTCCAGAATCAATTTCGTCTGCACCTTTGCGCTCGACTGCACCACGCCGCGAATGTCGTACACGGTCGCGTCCACAACTGCCCGCATACCCTCGCCGATCAACGGGTAATGCCCGTTGAGCTGGCAGTGCCGCGTCTTCGCGTCGTAGGTCGCGTCATCGCGCCGCTGCTCGCTCTTCTGCTCGCTCATCGCCTTTTGCGCGGCGAGGTTGCACGCGATGTGCGTGTGGCCGGTCAGGTTGGCCCACGTCGGCTCCAGCTCGCCCACCTCGTTCGCCGTGCTCGTTGCTTCCTGGATCGTGCAGGTGTGCCGCCAGAACGTGGTTTCGAGCGCGGAAAAAAAGCGCGGGTCGATGAGCTGGTTGCGGATCGGCATTAGTTCAGGTTTAGGACGATGCCCTGGCGCTGCTCAGCGCCGAGGCGCGGGCCGATGATCGCGCGCCCGGCCTGGTCGCGAACGCCCAGGTAGCGATACGTGGCCGAGATCGGCCCCTTGCTGCGATCGCGCAGCGTGAATTCGAGCGTCGCCGCGGTGAAGTGGTAGTGCTCCAGCGTCACGCCTTCGCCGCGCCCGTACACGATGGACACGCGGTGCACGCCTTGGGCGAGCCCGCGAATGGGTTTCACTTCCTGCAGGGACACCAGTGTGGGCGTCGGTTCTTCAAAGCAGAAGGCGGGTGCCTGCTGGTCCATCCACGCGAGGACGGCCTTCACCACCTCGACGGGGAACTCGCCGCGGTCGTCTTCGAGAACCGGATCCGGAAGCGGCTGACCGGGGCGGGGCGCAGTCCAGCCGACCACGCGTGGCGTGACACGTTGAGCAATGTTCATTCTTGTCTCCGAAAGAGGGTTAAATCAGCTCGCGCTGCGCCTGCTTGTCGTAGTACTCGCGCAGCGTAAAGTCATCGTGGATTTGCTCCGCAAAGTCGAACGCGCCGATGGCGTTCTCCTGTGCGCGGAGCTGCTTTGCCTGCTCTCGCAGCTCGCGGGCGACGGCGGGGCCGTCCGTCTCCAGGTCGAGGTTGATGATCTTTTTCAAGACCAGCACCTCGTTCGACGCGATCACTTCGAGCGCGGCGGCCGCCGCCAGGCGCACGGTCGTGTTCATGCTGAGAAACGCGTCAATCTCCGCGTCCTGAAAAATCGCGTTCGACTCCAGCACATCCGTGCAGAGCAAGCGAACCTTGCCGCGGTCGGTGGTCACGTCGTAGGTGAATGCCATGGGTTTACTTTCGCTTCGCAGTCTTTGCTTGCCACGCGGTTACTTCGGCCTGCTGCATTTGCAACTGGCGCTCGCGCGTCTGGCGCATCTCCGCCAGGACCTCGCGCAATAGCGCGATGAGCACGTCGAGGCGCTCGTCTGTGCCGTTCACTGGTGCCGTCATTTGTGCAATCGCTCCCAGGCGCGCTCTACGCGCCTCCATTTGTCGATGCCGCGCTCACCGCTTTTGAGCGCGAGCAAGTAGGCGTTATACGCGTCGGCGAACGCGTTCAACCTGCCCTCATCGTCGGGGGGCAGGTTGCCTGCCTTCGCGGCGCTGACCAGCGCGAGCGTGATGCCGCGCCGTGTCAGGCGCTCTATTTTCGTGAGGTTCATTGCGGTGATTGGCGGCGCGGGCTCGGAGGAACACTCGCGCCGCCGCACACGTCTCCCTGTGCGTCTTTGGTGGATTTACAGGGGAGAGGTCGAGGTTGGTTAGGAGCCGCTGCCGTTGCTGCCGACAGTGGATTTGCCGCTTACGCGCGCGCCGCCGAAAACGTGGCGCACCTTGTATGCGATCGTGTCGTCTTCAAACGAGCCATCCATCGCGCCGCCGCCGCCGCCGATGCGCACCTGGTTCTGCAGCTTCATGAACAGTTCGGGTGCTTCGTGGCCGCGCAGCAGACCCATCTCCATGGCCGGTCGGCCACTGTTGGGATTGGCGTGGACAAACCAGGTGGTCTTTCCGTTGGTGGTGGCAATGACGGGAATGTACGGGTTCACCACCAGTGTGACCTTGGATTTCATCCAGTTCGAGGTCACGATGCGCTGTGCGCCAGTGTCCGCTCCGACGATGACCTGAGTAGCGTTGAGCAGGTTTTGCCCGGTAACTTCGAGCGATGGCGGAACTTCGAGAATCACGCCGTCGATGCCAATGGGTTCGGAATCGCCGTCGAGCTGAAGACCCATCACGGTGAATGCGTCCTGCAAACCGGCCACGCCGAGCACGGGGTTCGTGGTGGCTGCGCCGTTGGTGGTGTTGATGATGTTCTTGTTCCCGCTCGTGTACAAGGACGCGTGCGGTCCGTTCGTGTCAACGTGCAGGCCCGTCGCGAAGTAGTCCTCGCTACGGCGGGCGGCCTTGCCGAGGCGGGCGGGCGAGGAAGCGCCCAACGCGTCGAGGTCATCGTTGATGAACGACTCCCAGGACCAGTTGAGCGTGCGGCCGTATTTGGACACCGCGTAGGTGTACTCGGTTTCGCTCAGCACGTTGGGCGAGTAGGGTACCTTCTCCGCGACGCTGGGCAGGCGGCCTTCGGCCCCGTCCACAGCAAAACGGCTCACGGTGCGAAAGTCGCGAACGGTCGATTTCTTGCAGTACGTCATCCAGGCTTGAGCAGTCTCCGCGTACGTCGCGTAGAGCTGGCGATCCAGCACGTCCGCGAGCAGCAGCGGAAAATCGCTGGTGCCCATGGCCTCCACGAAGTAGTGGCGGCCGAGGTGCGAGACGCGGGCGCGCTGCACAAGCTGCATCGCCTCCAGCAGCCGGTTCCCGTAGTTGGGTTTGTTGCGGATTGTGCGCGGCGAGACGCCGTCCTCGGCGCTGTAGAGCCGCTCCATCGAGGCTTCCTCGGCGCGCATGGTTTCGATGATGTTCAACAATTCGAGTGCCATTTGTTTTTTCTGTTTCTCCTCTTCCTTGTGCTCCGAGTGGCTTACTGCGCGGTGTTGTGGACGTAAAAGAGGAACACGTTGAACTTGCCCGCAGTGAGAGCCTGCACGGCAATGCTCATCGTGACCTCGCGGTCCACGGTGGCCTTTTTGTAGTCGGCCACGGTGGCCAGGTCGGGAATGGCCTGTTTCATGCCGGTTGTGGACCAGGGCGCGCCGGACACGGCGGCCGCCGTGAAGATGTCGTTCGCGCCTTCCACCTTGATGGCGATGGTTGCGGTCGAATCGGCAGACGTGGGTGCCGTGAGCACTTCGGCAAACGCGTTCACGACAATCGCGCCCTTGGGGAGCGAAACACGAAGGCCGATGTCGGACACCGCGCCGCCGTGAATCGCGAAATCGTACTGCGCGGCAACACAGCGCAGAGCGTTGAGGTTGGTCAAAGATGCAGCAGACATGGTTGTTATGTGCCTCGTCAGGGAATACCCCTGGCTTAGGCAGCTCTCCCTTCAGCCGCGATCCGCGCGGCGGCTTCACTCAGTCCCATGGCGTGAAACTCCGCAGCCAGTGCTTCCGGCTTCACGGCTTCGCTTACCGGCGCGGCGCTGCCCATGCCGCTGATGCGGCCGGTCCCGATGCCGATGCTGCGCAGGTACTCGCCTTCCGCCTTCACCGCCGCCTCGATCACAGCGCCGAACGCGGCCTCGTCGAGCGCGCCGTCTTTCAGCGTGGCCTGGCCCGGCAGTGCTTCCGCGAGCCGGTCCTTGGTGGCTTGGGGCAGGTCGATCTTGGCGAGCTTCGCCTTGGCGAAGTCGCGCGCCTCGCGCAGCGCGAGCGTTTCGCGCAACCGTGCGGCTTCCGCTTTGGAGGCCGCGTTCTCAGCCCGCAGCGGAGTCAATTCCGCTTCGAGCAGAGCTTTCACTTGGGCTTCGTTCATTTCGTTCTCCTGTGGTGTGGGTTCAGTCGCGGGCCTCCGCCCAGCGGCTTCGAATAAATTCAAAATCTCGCCGCCGCGCCCGGGCACGGTGACGTAGTCGACGCTCTTGACGCCCGCGATGGTCTCGATCACAGGGCCTTTGCGGCCCTCGGCCTCGCCGGGTCGCGCAGTGCCAAGCGCGCGGATCGACACGCCGATGTGTTGCGCCAGGTCTTTTACGTGCGGCGCGAAGCGCTCAAACACCTTGGCCTTGGCGTACACGCCGGGGCCGGAAGCGCCGTTTTCCTGCCAGGTCGCGTCTTCGAGCAGCTCACCCGCCAGGTGGTCGAGGTTGCCCTCCGGGCGCGCCGATTCCTCGGCCGCGGTCTGGTGGTTCCAGTACATCTTCACGCCGCGCGTGAACTTGCTTGCGGCTGCCTTCAGCAAAGCGGGCGAGTAATAGCCCGAGCTGCCCCAGCCGGGCGAGATCAGCTTCAAATTCGCCGTCGCCGCCTCGTTCAGCGCCACGCTCGCGCTCGCCTCGACCAGCGGCACGCAATCGCCGAGCAGCGGCGTTTCCGCCGCCTCGCTCACTGGCGCATCGTCGTAGACGGTGCGCGCGATCACGGGGCGCGAATCGCCGAGCGCGACCGCGCCGTCTTCGCCGACGGTGTAGTCGATCCTGTAGAGCCCGTCTTCGCAGGAGAACACGCAGAACGTGTCGAACACGTCGGCGATCCAGCAGTAGAACTCCGCAGCGGGCCGTTGATACTTCGCCTTGATCGCGGCGCGCAGCAGCTTTTCCTTGTCGGCGGCCGAGCGCTCCGCTTCGGTCGCAGGTGCTTCGGTCTCCGTCGCCTCGTCGATCAGCTCGCGTAGCTTCTCCATCGCGGAGTGCAAGCGCTCGCGGTTTTTTTTGCTGATTTTGCGGCCTACTTCGATGATTCGTTGAAACATGATCTTGCTCTAAAAAGTGCGGCCACCGGAGGTCTCCCTCGGGTGGCCGTATTTCTTTAAAATCGAGCTATGCGCCGCCGCTCGTTCCTCGCCGCAATCGCCGCCGCGTTCGTCGCGCCGGACCCGGAGCGCTTGCTATGGCAGCCGGGAAAAAAGCTGATTTCGATTCCCGCGCCGAAGCCGATCGTGGTGCATCAAATTCGGAAAGTTGCGTGGTGCGAGTCCTTGTTCGAAGACGTCACTTCGCATGCAGATGGTCCGTGGCGAAGAATGCTGATAACCGGCATTCGCGTGCACTTCGAAGACGGAAGCACCACCGTGCTTCCTCCCGATTCGCCGTTAACATCCGTCATTCGTCTCCCACAATTGACGCCCAGCCCGAACGGCCCTTATAGCCTTATAGCTCCCGCGCGCCGTCGATTTCCGTAAGCAGCGAGTAGATCGCCTGCGCAATCGCCGGATTCGCGTTCTGCACGATCCGCTTTCCGCCCTGCCCGTCGCCCACTTCCGCCGTGGTGCGCGCAATCGCCGCCGCGACCAGGCCCGCGTTCACGGCGACGCGTCTCGGCTGGCCCTCGACGCCGATGTGGCGCATCGGCACGCTGATGGGGAACTGATCGTTCGGATCGCCCTGGAAAATCTCGCAGGGCATCAGCGTATGCTTCCAGATCGCCTCCAGGACGCGCTGCGCGGTCGAAGGCGTGGCGAACGCCCAGGGCGTCACCGTGACGCGCTGGCGGCCCGCTTCCGGGCTTTCGGGAGTAGGCGCAACCTGTGTCGGCAGCTCGAAGAACCAGCCCGTGGGGATGCCGTTACACACCGCCTCGCCGGTTTCGGTGTTCTGTTCCAGGCCTTCGTATGTGGCCAGCCCGCCGATTGTGGACATGTTGTTCTCGCTCACGTTACCTCACCTCCAAGTTCTTCAGTATCGCCGCCACGCGCTCGGCAGGCGTGCCGCCGCCAAACAACGCCGCGCCCACGGCGGCGAGGAACGCCTCGTCGCTCAGGTTCTTCACGCGAATCGCGCCAGCGGCCGCGCTGCCGCCGGGCGGATCCACTTTGTAGACGAGGGGAAACGTGCGCTCGTAATCCTGGTAATCACACGCCTCGACCTGGCCGGTCACCGGGTGGAACCGCAGGATGTGATTCTGCGCGTAGCTCCAGCTCTTTCCGCCGTCGCCGGTCGCGTCATCGCGATAGCGCGCCAGCGGGTATTGCGCTTCGCTCGCGGTCACGGTGCGCGGGCCTGGCTTGCCCACGCCCGAGGTCATGTTCATGTCGCCGGGTTGGGCACTCGAAAAGCGCTTAAAGCGCGGGATACGTGCGAAAACCGGGTCTTTCGCCGTGGCGCGGTCGCGGTAGAATCGTGCCACTGTGGAGCCGTAGACGGTCATGGACCACTCGCTCCACGTCGCCACGTCGGACGTGTCGAGCGCGCCCTCCACGGTCACGTAATCCGCGCCGGGCGTGAAATCCGCCCAGAATTTCTGGTTGCTCGCCGATTGCGGGATGTACGGCAGGCTTCCGCCGAACGCCATGGCGAACGCCTCCAAAGAGGCAAACGCGGAAACGCCGGGCGCAAGCACGCCGCGCTTTTTCAGCTCGTCGAGCGTGGATTGCGTGATCGTGCTTCCAGGCGTGGGCACGGGCACACACACCTGGGCGTGCGCCGTGAAAAACGAGGCGAAAAAAAGAATCAGAAGTTTCATAGCAATCCTCAATTTCGATAGCCGCTGAAACGCGGCGACGGCACGCCGCGCCGGTACACCTCGCTCCAGTACACGCTCGCGAAGCTGACCATGAATCGCTCCATGCGCTGTGCTTTTGGCAGCCATCCCAGGCGCTCGCGGATGCGCTGGCGGTTCACGAACGCGCGATGCAGGCACGTGTCGCACTCGCCGCATTGGCAGGTGGCCCGCGATGGCTTGGCAGGCACTGCAACGATCGGCAAGCCATTCTTCGCGCGAATCCGATTCTCTTTCAGGGCGCGATAGCGGCAGGCAGCGCAGGCCACCAGTTCGCCGCACTGGCACGCATCAGCGTGTGGCGAAACGTGGATCACGCTATCGCCCTCCGGGTCTGGAGCGCGCAGCGGCACCCGGGGAAACGCAGCGGCCCGCCGTGCCCTGACGGAAAGGCCTGCGCCAGCGGTATCCACCCTGCCCCCGCGTTGCCGCGGCAGCCGGCCGACACGCGGTCATCGCCCACTGTCAGCCAGCTTTTCTCCAAGTTCGCGCCTCCCCGCGCCAAGCGCTCCGCATTGTCGAGCTGGCCGTCGATGTATGCCTGCCCAATCTCCGTTACCGCGATCAGCTCGGCGCGGTCGCGCAAGTGGCGCTGGGGCACAGCGCGCCCAAAATCCTTGAACAGCTTGCGAATCTCTTTCGCCAGCTTCGTGTACGCCCAGTTCTCCGCGATAGCCTGCTCGATCAGCGGCCGCAAAAGGTTGAGCGTGGTCTCGTCGATGCTCGCGATCCGCTCGCCCGCGCGGCGGCGCATGTCACGCGTAAGCGGCGGCTGCACGTCCTCGCGCAGCTCTTTCTCGCCGTCAGCCTCGCCGCGCTTGTACGCGGCTTCGAGCAGCTCGGCGAAGGCTCCGGTGTACCCGAAGGACACGGTGAACAGCGCGGCGCTCAGCGTGGCCTCGGTCGGTGGCCAAAACTTCGTTAGCGACGCCTCTACCTCGCCCGCCTGCTCGCGAAACAGCCGCCGCACCAGGCGGCGCATCTTGCGCTCGTGCGTGCGCCGGTGGCGCAGCATCGTGGACACGGCGAGCGCCTCTTCCAGGCGCTTCAGTGCGGCGAGTAGGTGGTGCATTACATCGAAATCGAACAGGAAACAGAAACACCAGACGCGCCCGCGACGGAAGGCACTTGAACGGCCACCGCGCCAATGTCGCCGCCGTCGTGTGCGGTTCCCTGGAACGCGGCGTTCCGTGGAGTGAACCCTTCGCGAATCCAGGCGATATAGGCGGCGATGGTGTAAGCCGAGTTGTAACCGCTGTCATCGTTCATTTTCGACATCTCGGCGAGCGCGTTTGCGTTCGTACCGGGACCGCCGAGAAACGCGTCCCAAGTCCGAAAACAGCGCGTGTTGTCTACGAACTCAGGGTCGGCTTCGACGTCGTGATCGCCGGGCGGCGTCGTGGTTGTTGTGTTGTAGCCTTTCCCGGCTGACCCGGCGGCGAAATTGTGCCCACCGTTGTAGTCACCAAGCACAAGCGCGTCGGTCGTTCCGGGAAGCGAGGATGCTGTGACCTTATACCCGCGTGCTGTGCTATCCCACACGAGATTAGATTGAACTGAAATTAAAACTCCCGCATGCGCACCACCAGTTTCACCCTCTCCATGGCGCACGCCAGAGCTATCCACTACACCGCCGAGGTGATACGTATTGTGCTCGATGGTCCATCTCTGGTTTGCGTTCCCGATCAGGCTCAAAAATGCGCCGCTGCTCCCACTATTTGCGTTGGGCAACTTGATGCAATTCCGAACGGTATAACTCATCACGCTCGCGGGCGATACGCCCATGATGATGTCCCCGTCTGCTGCGTTTGTCCCGCACTCAAATACCCAGCCATCGAAAACAGCGTTTCTCGTACTCGGAGGAAACAGGTAGTGCGGGTTGGCAGCATCTGAAGTCAGAGCAACGCAATCAGTAGAATCTCCAGCGAGGGCGTTGTTGAGATCTCCGTATAGCAAATTGGATCGAAAGTCGCTCCATGCAGTAGAGGTCGTAAAAGTGCCCAAGGACAACAGCAACACGTTGTTGCGTAGAATCATGTCCGCTGGAGTGATGACCGAGAGCGGCTTATCTAAGACGCAGTACTCAATGGTCCGTGAGCCAGTGGTGATCGCAGCCCCGCTGATGTACACATTTTCGGCAACGGCTGGAGAGTTTTTCCAGGTGCAATGAGAGACGGTAATGACGCTGGCCCCGTGTGCCGCAACCTGATTCTGCACCCTGCCACAGTTATCAAACTCAAAATAGCTAATCGAAAAGGTGTTTGCCGTGTTGCTAACACTAAAAGTGATGGCGTTGTTGCTCACATCGCCGATGCGCAGCAACTTCGCATAGCTTCCCTGAACCGTGCCGCCTTTAATGAATCCTCCATCTGTGATTCGGCCATTCGCTCCGCCAGAGTTGCTCCGGATTATGGCGCGATCACCCGCCGATCCGTTAACTAGCAGACGTGCAGACTGGGAATGAGCTGTGCCGATCTGCAACACATACCGCGCTGTGGATGGCGACGCAGCCGCGCTCGCGTCGAACTCCAGCACAGAACCCGCATTCAGGGTCATGTCGTCATTGTTGAGCTTGATATCGCCTCGTACGACTAGCGTGATCCCCGCCGCAACAGTCAGCGAACCGCTGCCGTTCGTCAAAATCGCGGCGGTCGCATCCGCCGCCCCTGGCGAGTGGCCCACCGTGGTGTTGGTGTCCACGGTGACAGCATGGCCAATCGTCACGGTGTCGCCGTCGCCTGGCACAACGCCGCCCGTCCACGTTCCCGTGGCGGACCAATTTCCTGCCGATCCTGAGGCAATAGCAGCCATCGTTTAAGCCAGCCCCACGATCCCCGTAGCCGTCGTGCTGGTGGACAGCACGCGCTTGATTTGCAGCGGATACAGCACATTCGCGCTCACGGCGATTACCACCGCGCTGCTGTCCAGCTTCAGAATCACGTTCAGATTTCCGGCTCCGGAAACCATCACGCCGCGCGTTGCGCGCGCCAGATCAGCGCTGTCGTTGGGCGTGATCGCGAAGGCCCGCTCAGCGGGCACAGTGGAACCGTAGTAAGAGATGTCGCTCATTTTGCAATTCCTAGGGCTTGGGTTGCGGGCGATGGCGGATCGACGGTCCAGTACAGAACTGAAAGCTCATCATCCGATGTGAACGGGCGATAGCTGGGCACTTTGATCGTGAGTGCCTTGGGCGTGGCGCCATGCGTGTGGAGGAAATCGACAACGTCGCCAGTCGCGCGGCTCGAACGAAATGCGCCCAGCATCGCACCCACTGGCGTGTAAACGAGATTAAACGTTGTCGTGGTCGCAGTCGCCGGGAGGTCTGCTGGCAGCGCAAACCGCTCGATCACAGCTCGCGGCATAAGTGCTGCCTGCTGCACCACCTCAAGCCGTGGCGGATTCGCGCTCGTGTTGAGCGCGAGGCCCGCGCCCAGCTCCGCGCACACCGGTACCGGCACGGTGATTGCGCCGCTCGCCAGAGGCACACTGAGTACGACCTGCACAGCATTGCCCCTGCAGCCTCGCGCGGCCAGATCGAGTTGAGAGGTTTGCGCGTCGGCTGCCGGCGCGCAGGCGAAAGCGAGCGCGAGCAAGCCTAGCAGTCCGCTGTTCATGGCAAAGCGGAACACGGCTTTGCGCGCTACGAAGCCAGGCTCTTGACGCAGCGCCTCAATCGACTGCTTGTGCACCTGGCTGATGCGCGCTTCCTTGACTCCGAGGGACTCGCCGATGTCTGCCATCGTGCGCTCCTGATAGTAGTACTCGCGCACAATCGTGCGCTTCCGCCCATTCAGCCCCTCGACCAGGTTGCGCAATTGCGCGGCGAACTGCGCGGCCATGCTCGCCTCTTCAGGGGTTCGCTGCGCTGCGCGCGGCTCCATGTACAATTCGTCCACGTTCAGATGCACTACGTCGCTCGCCTCTCCCGCGTTAATCCGCGCCCGCTCCGCTTTTGTCACGGCGTCCAGGCTTCGCAAGTAATCGCGTATAGCCCCGTTGATCCGCCAGCGCGCAAACGTGTCAAACGTTGCGCCTCGCGCTGAGTCGAAGCGCAGCGCGGCGTCGATCAGGCCCATGCGGGCGGCCTGTTCGACATCATCGTGCTCGATGTTCGCGGGCAGCCTGCGGCTGTAGTCCATCGCGATCAGTGCCGCGAGCTTCAGGTGCTGGTCGACTAAGTCACGCTGGGCGGGCGTTAATTCCATGCTGGTTTTCCTTTCGTCACGCTGCAATGCGGGCTTCGTGCAGGCGCGTGATCGCGGTGCGCAGCTCGCGCAGCGCCTCCGCTACCTGTGGCGTTTGCACGTTTGTATTACTGTCCTCGTCGTCCCATTCGTCTTCAAGCGCAGCTAGCTCGGCTTTCACGTCCGCGACGCCGAGCGCTTCGAGGACCAGGCGCGCCGTAGTCTGCCAGGTCGCAACCGCAGGCGTCTTGCCGCCCAGGGTGGTACCTTCGACGATCGCGCCAATGGTCTCGCGGATGTCGTGTTCCAGGATAGGCGGAAACGTGACGCGAATCTCCGGTTTTGTCTCGCCGCCCGCGATCCGCAATCGCCCGTTCGCCGCGCGCTGGTTTCGCGCGATGGCGTATTCGAGGATCGTGATGAGGATCGACTTCCACAGCTCTTGGCGGTCGCGGAACTTCAGTTCCGTGGGCCGGTCTAGCGATTTCGCCGTGGCGAGGTTGCCGGTGGACACGTCGCCAAAAAAGGTCTCGGGCATGCCCATGCCCGCGCAGACCATCAGCAGACCGCGCCGTCCGTCTTCCGCGCTTGTCGTTGCGCCGGCGGTTTTGATCGGGTCCAGCTTCACGCCGCTGCCCACGAACGTGGCCGCCGTGGTCGCGGGCGGGTTCGCATCATAGCCGTCGCCCGTGCTCGCGTTGAGACGCGTCTTGAGCCGGTCGACGAGCTGCTGGCCGCCCTGGCCGCTCGCGTGCCACGCAAAGCGCGCGTAGGCTTTCACGATGGAAAACCAGTTTTCGAGGAACGTCTTATATGCCCGCGCCCAGTCGATGGCCTGATACGTCTCCGGCACGCCGAATTTCATGTCAGAGAGCGAGCCGACTTTGACGTGATACACGGGGCTTTCCCACATCACCGGTGCGCCCGCGATCGCGTCGCGGCGCTCGTCCGGCTCATAGCCGAGCGCGGGATACCACGCTGTGCGCGGCGCGCTCGTAAGCGTGCCGCTGCCCTCGTCGAGCACGGGCTGAGCCCAGCAGCGCTTGTAGAGCCAGGGCTCTTTCGCGTCGTCCGGATTGCATACGATTTCCGCGATCTCGTCGACGGGGATCGTGCGCACGCGCGTCATGCCGCCCACCTGGTCTGTGAACAGCACGAAGAACAGGTTGCCGAACACCTGCAGGTCCTGTTCCTTCAGCGTCCGCGCCTGGTGGCCGAACTCGGCCTGGTTTTTCGGATCCTCGAAGAACGCGTCGAGAAACTCCTGCGTTGCCTCGTCATCGCTCGTGATCGACACGCCTTGCGCCCACACGTACATCGCCTGCAGCGTCACCGCGCGGTTGATGAGCGGGTTCTTGAGAAACATGACCCGGCTCAGCTCCGCGATCTTCCGCCGCCCCGCCGCGTCGAACTCGCGCGCGCCGTCCATCATCGTGCGCTGCCAGCCCTGGTCTTCCAGGGCGAGCTGCAGATCCGCGATGGATTCGCGCAGCAGCTCGTTCGTCCAGCGCTCCTGCTGGAGCGATTCGGCGAGCTTCGCCTCGGCGATCGCGGCGGGTGTGTTTTTCTTGCTTGCCATTTATGCGATGCAGTGGGGACTAAACCAGATGCGCTCCAGACCCGCATTTGCGCGCCCTCGCCCTTTTCCTTGTGAGCCGTAGCCGCCGGGCGCTTTCCACGGCAGGCAAAGCCAGCCGCTCGGCGTTTTGTGCTCGCCCTCGTACCCGCACACGGCGATTCTCATCTTTGGATCGCCGCCGTGTTCCTTCGCCCACTCGAATACTTCGCGCGACACGTCCGACTCGACGCTGTACAGCTTGCTCTCGCGCAGTTCCGGCGCGTATGGCGGATCGAGAAATACTCCGGTAATTCCGTGTTTCACCGTTACCGATGGGCCGAGCACGCGTTCCCACGAGCCGCAGCAGACGCGAACGTTGCGCAGGCGCGCTGCCAGCGCCTCGAAATACGCGTTGATTAACTCGCCCCTCCCCGCATCGCCGAGGTGGGGGAGCTGGCGATGCACGCCCATCCCCGCATCGCCGAGGTGGGGGAGCTTGCGATGCACGCCCATCCCCGCATTGCTGAGGTGGGGGCGCTTGCGATGCACGCCCATCCCCGCATTGGCGCACCATCCGGATCCTATCCATTGGCACAGGCCCCACACCCACCAGCCCGCGATTTTCGCGTCGTAGTACGCCGGATCTGTTTTCATGCGCTCGCGAAACTCCGTTTGATTCACAATCCACAAATGCCGCGCGTGCAGGTCTGCCTCGTTGACAGGCCAATCGACGTATTTCGCGGTCTCAGCGGGTGCGTAGTGAACCGCGCGCCAGAAATTCGCGAGGTAGCAATCGAGGTCGTTCACTGTTTCAGTCTTCGCCGGGTGCGGGCGTGACAGCAGTACCGCGCCGCTGCCGAAGAACGGCTCGACGTAGTTCTTTACCTCACCAAGTCGCGACCACACGATATCGGCCACGCGGCTTTTTCCGCCGAACCATGGAAAGGGTGCCTTGATCATCTAAAAAATGCGGGCCGCGACGGGGTTCATCCGCGCGGCCCAAGGGGAAATGCAGTCTCGGAGGTAGTTCTAATTCTGATGTATTTTTTTCGGGAGGGTGAGCGCGCCCCGCGCGGGACTGAAGACTCGGGCGTCGCTCGGGCTGCCAGTCTCGCGATAGTTTCGGTCCCTCGCGGCAGCTCGGCCAAGGTCTCACCCGGGGGCAGGGTCCGATATCAAGTGCGCATGCCGTTGCGACGTCCCTGCCTGCGGGTCAAATCATGTCCAGCTCGTCGTCATCCGCAACAAATTCGAGCAGTCCGCAGTTCAGCGCGCTCATCGCATACCGCGCGCCAGACGCGGTCGAGCGCGATCGCAAGCGCGCCGGGCGATAGGCTTGCGTCGGCGTGCAGGTGCGCGACAACTTCGGCAAGGGGAATTTCGCAGGTTTCGTTAGTGTGCATGGAATTTTTTCACCACCTCCAATTTCCTCGGACCCGTCTGCTCTCGGTTCACGTACTTCGCGCGCTCGGCCTCGTCGGGGATCAGCGCGTCGAGCGCCTTCAACGGAAAGGTGCACGCGGCGAGGAACGCATCGCGGCCCACGCGGCGCAGCACTTTTGCCATGTCGAGGATTTCGCGCTTCCATTCCGCCGCCTTGATGATGATCGAGTACTCGTCGCCTTCGAGCAATAACGCCTCGCCTGCCGGGTGATCGGCGGGCAGCATGGCCATCACCTGGGCCTTGACGATGGCCATGTGCCCCTCGATCTCCTTCTGCTGTTTGTGCAGCGCCCCGTAGGCGTCAATGGCTGCGCGCTTTTCTTTCTGCGTCACGCGGCCACCTGCTCGCGCCAGCGATTCTTCGCCCATGCCCGAGCCATCGCGCGGCGCTGGGCCCGGGGTTCGCCCGGGTAGGTTCTCGAGAACGTGTCGAACGCGGCCCGGAACAGCAGGTTGCGCTTGCACTGCCGCGTGGCCACAGGTGGCGCGGGCAGGCGCTTCTCGGGCGCGGCCCAAGTGCGGTATGGCTTGCCTGACGCGCGAACCGCGTGCAGGATCGCTTTCACAAGGGATTTCAGCATTTACGTTTCTCCGATTCGGTCAGTAGGGCGAGATCGCATACGGCTCTTGGTAGTGCACAATCTGCGTCTCTTCCTGCAGGAACAGTTCCGTGTAAGCCCAGACCTTCGCATCCATGCGATCTGGGGAGCCGTCGAAGCGGCCCGGCGCGAAATTGCACATCTGGTCTTCCAGCTCGGCGAAGGCACCAACATGGTGATCGCGCCCCTGCTCGTCCATCGCCGCGACGGGCTCAGCGCGGATTGCCTTGCCTCTCGATGCGTGAACCAGATGAACCGGAACGCGCGCATCGATGGTGCGAATCACGCTCGCCACCATGTCGCCGCCGAAATTGCCTTCGGCCACCACGCGATCCGCTTTCCAGTGCCAGAACGCGTTTACGACGCGCCTACCCCAGCCCTCCGGGCTCAACCTGCAACTCAGATCCGCCAGCGTGTAGCCGTGGGCGTCCACGCCCCGGCCCGCGACTACGATTCCCGTTTCGTCCGCGTCCTCAGATGCGGACCCGGCTGGATCCACTCCGATCACCACTCGGACCAAGTCAGGCGCTTTCGCAACGCGGTGCGCGTCGATCCGCGCTCGCGTCCAGAGCGCGCCCGGCACGTCGTCGAGCACTTCCGCGAGCAGCTCTTGCCGCCCCAACCGTGTGCCCTCGTACTTCGTGATGATCTCGCTGAAGAACGCCGCCGCAAGGTTCGAGCGATTCTCATACGTTGACCCGCGCGTTACTGCCGTCGTCTTCGCCGCGAGCAGCTCACGCACCAGGCGAACCGGCCTAGGCGTAGTGGTCACCACGGCCCGCAGGTCCGTGCCGAGGCGTAACCCGAACATCAGCATGTCCCACGCCTCCGGACGCCGCCAGGCGGCCAGCTCGTCGCACCAGGCCGCATCGTGCTGCGGGCCGCGGAGCCGTTCCGGTTGATCGGCGCTGTATGTGAAGGCCTGCGCGCCGTTCGGCCACGTGATGTGGCCCTTTGCGGGCTCCCATCGCGGGCGATTCCAGGGCGGGCAGAGCGCAATCAATCCGCTCTCGCCCTCGACCATCACGTCGCGAACATCCTTCGACGTGGGCGCGACCATCGCGATGCGGCGAAACCTCCCAGACTCTGCCCAGGCGCGAACGGTCTCGCCGCCCGTCCGCGTCTTCCCGAATCCCCTACCGGCTAGCAGCAGCCAGGTACGCCAGTCGCCGGGTGGCTCGATCTGGTTTGGCCTGGCGTGGAAGCGCCAGTCAAACCACAAATCCTCAACTTCCGCTTCCGTCAGTTGGTTCAGCAGCGCGTCCCGCTGCGCTTTGGGCAGCGAGGCGATCAAGGAGGCCGCTGAGACGTTCGAGGCCTGCGCCTGTGTGCTCGACCTTGATAGCGTTGCGGTCCACGCCGCTAACCTCTGTACGGAGAAGCTTCGGGTAGATGAAACCGGCAAGGTCGCTGTAGCATCGCGCGCGGACGTTCGACTTGACCTTGGTGTTTTTCGCGATGCGCGCGAGGCCTTCGATCGGGTCGCATTTAAGCTCAATCAGCTTCTCTAATACAGACTTGCGGAACTCGAAATTGCGCAGGTTGGGCGTGCCTTTTTTCCTGCCACTGCCAGGCGTTTTCTTGCTGCCCTTCGCTCTCACAATTCCCCGTACACTTCCCGCGCCGCCGCGTCCATCTCCGCGCTGCGGATCTTCGCGTAGACCATCGTGCTCTTCACGTCTTTGTGTCCCAGCCAGACTTGCGTCTTCGCCGTGCCCAGCTTCCCGATCAAGTGCGTCGCGATGCTGTGCTTGAGGCAGTGCGGGTGCCACAGGTCGCGGGGGATTCCCGCTTCCTTGCAGTAGCGCTGATACAGGACGTACACCGTGCGCCGGTCGAGGCCGCGCTTTTCCCGCGACACGAATAGCGGCCCGGCCTGGTCGCCGCGTTCCGCGAGCCAAGCGCGCAGCGCGCGCAGCTCGGGCGGCGAGAGCAAAAACGAGCCGTCGAGCGAGCCCTTGACCCTCTTTACGTGCAGCCGGCCTTTCTTCGCGTCGAAGTCGGACAGGCGCAGCCGGCCGGCTTCGGAAGCGCGCAGGCCTCGCCAGTACGCGATCGTGAACAGGGCCTTGTCGCGTGGCGACTTGATGACGCGCAGGAGCGAGGCCACCTCGGCCTCGGTTAGGTATTTTCGGTCGGACATTGGGGAAGCCATCGGTGCAGGATTCGAACCTGCGAGGACCCTGCTTTAGGCTATCCCGAGCCAGCAGAATCCTTGTATCGGGTTCACGCTTCAGCCGCTCGCGCAACCAATGGCACAAACTTTTACAGATCGAAGGATCGTACTCACTCTTCCACCTTGCGCGGCACGTGCGGCTTGTTCACGTCACTCGCGCGAAACCGTGGATCCACGCTCGACTTGCTCCAAAAATGCCGGCGTGGGCTCGGCGCGAGCATCTCGCGCGGCTTCAGAAGCGGAAGCTGTTTCATTTCGCCGTCTGTCGCGAGCGTCGAGTGTATCTCGCGTTGCGTGCGCTCCGCGGCCGCGCGCTGGTGGCCGCCAAACTCGATGCAGCGCTCGCCGCCGGCAGCCGTCACCCACTCGGCTGCGCCGCGTGCGACGTGGCGCACCGCAGCTTCGAGCGATGTGTGTGTGGTTCCGCCCGGTAGCGGGTTCAGGATGCGTACGGCGATGCGGCGAATCCGCTTCGCCTGAGCTTGCAGCGCGTTGAGGCGCTTGCGCTCAGACCTGGAAATACTGCTCGATTTCGACTTTCGAAGGGGGAGGGACACGTGTCGCGTTTCTGCCTCGATGGGGAGACGGGTATGCCCGCCTAGACTTGCGTTCGCATGCCACGGATGCCTAATCGTGGCATGACCGCCGCAAGTCCGTCAATGGAACTATCGTCTGGAGTGTACCCAAGGTTGCGTGTGTGCAAAAAACAGCGAAAAGTACGTGAGGGGGCGCGCTGGAGCGGCTCGGCTGGAGACGGTAAGCCACTTAGGACGCAACTGGTTGCGGGGGGTTTGGGGGCCTGAAACGAGTTGGTCAGAATCCGTGTTCTGTCCAACTGAAGCCTGTTTTGCCCCTCTAAGTCGTTGATTCCAGGTTCGCGCTTTTCGCCAATCCGACCCCGTAATGACTAATTCGAGGCCGTTTTCGCTTCGGTTTCCTTTACGCCGGAGACCAACTTGAAACAAGTGCAGCCAGCCTCGGCCCGGACAGAGAGCGCATAGTCCAACACGGTTTCTTCTGACAATGATCGGTGAAGGTTACGAACGATTCGACGAACGAGGCCGGCTGGATCGTAAGCCAACAGCAAAGCCTCGTGAGTCACCGTAACGCTTGCCAATACCCGCTTCACCAGCACTCCCTCTGCCCGTCGATCCGGATCATAGGGAGCCGGTCAAAGTCGGGGAAGCTGAGCTGCGCTGGATGCGCGCGCACTTCCGCGCGGGCCTGGTGCTGCAACTCGCGGGAGAACAGTTCCTCGAAGCGCTCTCGCGCGAGGTGCTCTCGGACTTGAGACCAGAGCCCATACTTTCGGAACCCCTCTTGCATGGTGCGGTAGGATGATGCGGAAAAAGTTGCGGTATGGCAACTTTTTCCGCAAAGCATCTCGACCAATCCGGTCCGCTTTTTCGCTTTGGCGACGATCTTTCGAACCGCGCTGGCGATCTGCTTTACGAGCATGGTTGTTGTTCCTCCCAGGGCGTTTCATCGGCAGGATCATCTCGCCCCTGTAGGTCCTCGCTTCCCCCACCGCGCCGCGGCTCCAGCTTTTGCTCGCTGTTTACGCTCCTCTTCAGACAGCACCGCATAACCTTTAGCCACCTTCGCCTTTCCGCCCAAGCGTCCTAATGCTACCGCTGCCGGATTCTTCTTTGTGCGCTTTCGTGTCGCCATGAAAAGATTATACGTCCGGTTAGCGCTTTTCGCAATTTTACTATTGACTCCGGTTACCGCTTACCGCATACTAGAAGTATGAAACACACACACAACGCCGCATCGAACGCGGCGCTCTGCAACGTGACCCTGGTCCTGAAATGCGCCCTGGTTCAGAATCCCACCGTGGCGTATTACCCCACGGTGGAAGCCGCCCGCGCCGCCGCGCTGAGCCGCCTTGGCTTCGACAGCATGGTGGTCTACGACGAAGCGAACCGCGTCGCCTTCCGCGCGCGCCGCTGGTTCGGCCCCTTTTTCAAGGGGGTGAACTAACATGCCGCGCAACACGCCGAACTCAAAACAACTGGAGGCTTTGAGGCTCTTCGCTAGCGCCAATGGCCGCAACTGGAAATCGGAACTCAACACGCTGTGGATGAACGGGGCTTACAGCAATGCCGTGCTGGGCGGGGCTGATCCTGCACACCTCCAGCAGGTGCGTAACCAATTCGGCCCATCGTGGCTAGTTCGCTTTTCGCTGCGAAACGCCTTGATCGAAGAAACTGGCCGCGCACTGGCACGCGATCTATACGACGATCTCGAAGAGCGCCCGCGCCTGAAAGGTGGCCGGTCATGACGCGCATTCCCCCACAACGCGAAACGGGCCTGCCAGGAGGCAACCTGACAAGCCCGCAAACGGTTCAATTTTCGACGTCGAACCAGACCCAGTATACCCCCGAGCCCGGCGGCGAGTACGTGTTCACGTGCCGCTCGTGCGGCAGCCCCGATCTCGCTTCCCTGTGGGGCAGCGGCTTCCTCGACGAGCTGACGCGCTGCAACGCCTGCGGCGCGCGCACTGCCGAGGATCCGGATTGCACGATTTACTTCCCCGAGTTCGCGCCCGACTTCGCCGCGTTCGCGCCCTACGACGAGCCAGCGGCCGCGGAGGTGGCAGCATGAGCGCCGCCGCCAATTCCGCACCCCGCCCCGTGGTCAACTTCGACTTGAACGTGCCACGCATCGTGACTCTCGAATTCCCGACTCCCCGCGAAGTCATGGGCACCTACGGCACGCGCATGATGTTCACCTGCGCGGAAGGCGTCATGTTTTTGGACCCGGCGGTTGCGACGCAGCTCGCCCAGCTCGAACCCGCGAAAGGCGATCAGATCAGGATCACCCGCTACCAGACGCAGCAGGGCAACCGCCGCGCGATCGCGTTCAAGTTCGAGCGCGCCGACGCCGTGCTCGCGATCCCCGCGCCTCCGCCGCCCGCGCCGAAGCCGGCCGCGCCTGCCCACACACCCGGTCTGCCGAACCCGGCCTTCGTCGAGAACCTCGAAGCCTCGCTCACCGCTTCGCTCATGGCCACCTGCCTCAAACAGGCCGTGGACGCGCTGATTGTGGCGCGCCGCCACGCGGAAAACCAAGGTTGGACACTTGAGTTTTTCGGCGAGGACGTTCGCGCCATGGCGAACGCGCTGTTTATCCAGCGCACGAAGGGCGGCGCGCCATGCAAGTAATCGCGCAGCAGCCCGCCACCGCTCTGGGAGAGGTTCTCTCCCAGAGTCAAGTCCGGACGTTCACCGAATGCAGCGCCCGCTGGATGTTCAAATATTCCTGGGAGCTGCCCGATCCGCCCACTCCCGCCCTCACTCTCGGCGAGGCTTTTCACGCCGCGATGGAGGCGAACTTCCGCCAGAAAATCGAGACGCGGAAAGATTTGCCCGTCGCTGAAGTAGCGCAAGCCTACCGCCGTGCGTTCGCCGAACGCGCTGGTGAAACGCAGTTCGGCGCGGACGATCCGGCCACGGTCGAGGCGAAGGGCGCGGAACTGGTCGCGCTCTACATGCGCGAAGCCGCGCCGCGCATTCAGCCTCGCGCCGTCGAGGTCGAGGTTGAGGGGAAAATTGCGGGCGTTCGCGTCCGTGGCCGCATCGACCTGGTTGACTGGGCCGGGCGCATCGTCGAGTTTAAAACCTCGTCGCGCAAGCCCAGCGGCATCACGTCGCAGAACGCGTTTCAGCTCGCTACCTACGCGCGCCTGGTCGAAGGCGCGACGGGTGAGACGCGCGTCGATACGCTCGTCAAGACGAAGCTGCCGCAGCTCGTCCAGATCGGGCATCAAGTCAACGGGCAGGATTACCTCGCAACCGAGCGCCTGTACCCGCTCGCGCAAGCGGCCATGCGCGAGGGATTCTATTACCCGAACCGCAATTCGGTGCTGTGCTCGCGCCGCAACTGCCCGTTCTGGAGCGCTTGCGAAGACGAGTTCGGCGGCCGCGTGGAGGCTGTATGAAGCTACTTCGATTTCTGCTCATCCGCTGGCTGTATTCCCGCGTGCCGTTTCCCGCGCCCGCGTGGCTGCTGCCGCGCATCTACGACTGGGCGATTGGCGCGAAGATCCGCGAGCGCCTTGCCTGCAATCGCGAGGCGCGCCCATGACGTGCCTCGTGTGCGATTCCCCACTCACCGCCGGCCGGTGCGAAAACCCGGCCTGCGCACTGTTTCTCGCCGCGCAGCCGCGCCTCATCGTGCGGCTCGACGGCCCGCGTATCGTGCTCGCCATCGAGGACGATGCGCCCAACCCGCCCACCACCACAGGAGGAATGATCGTATGACCTGCCCGCTTTGCCAGCGCTCACTCGACACGATGGCCGCGACGGAGCTGCTTCGCGCCGCGGCGAGCATGGCTCCGCCGCTCACCGGCCCGCTCAACGGGCAGGTGATCGAGGCCGCGTTTTTGCTTTCGTGCATGATCGATATCGAGATCACGCGCCTCGCCGCCTCGCCCGCGGATCGCGACCGGCTGCTCGGCCTGGTGGCCGAGCACATCACGCAACGCATGGGGCAGGCGGCGTGAAAAACGACGACGCAGCCCTCCTCATTCTCCTCATGCTCCTGCTCGCCTGTGCCGTGCTCGTGTTCTTCCGCTAGGTGATTTGGGGGCCTTTAGAAAGAGGCCCCTCCCTCCGATTCCTGCCCTATGCTTTTCACCGAATTTCTCGACACTATCTATCTCCCCGTCTGCCTCCCTAAGCTCGCCTCCAGTACGCAAAACCGTTCGCGCGGCGTGATCCGCCCGCGTTTTGGCCAATCGCGGCTTGCGTCGATCACCGTACTCGACGTAGATCGCTTTCTGACAACTCTGTCGGCGAGAGACCTTACCCACGAAAGCCTCGACAAGATCCGCGACGTGCTCAGCGGCGTTTTTTCCGCCGCCGTGCGCTACGGCTACCTCGACCGCAACCCGGCGCGCGGCCTGCGCCTCCCCCGCGCGAAACTGCGCCGCGCGCATCGCGCCTGGATCACACCCGCCCAGCTCGCCGAAATCGTCGCGGGAATGGCCGAGCCGTACGCGACGATGGTGTACACGGCAGCCTGGACGGGTCTGAGGGTGAGCGAGCTAATCGGCTTGCGCTGGCGCAACGTCGGCGCGGATTCGATCACGGTCGCCGAGCGCTGCTGCCGCGGCGACTGGGGCGAGGCCGAAGAGCGCCGCGACGATCCCGGTCAACCGGGATGTGTAGCCGCCGGGCGCGCCAGACGCGCTCGTGTTCCGGACGCGATCCGGACGCCCCATGCGCGATAACAACGTCCTCGTGCGCCACCTGAAGCCCGCCGCGCGCCAGCTCGGGCTCGGCTGGGTGAACTGGCTGGTACTGCGCCGCAGCTTCGCCACGTGGCTCAAAATGGCCGGCGCGGACGTGAAGGACGCGCAAGGGCTGATGCGCCACGCCAGGGCGAGCACAACGCTCGATGTGTACCAGCAGTTCGTTCCGGCTTCGCAGCGCCGGGTGATCGATAGCCTGCTCGATCACTTCGCGGCTGAGTCCGCGCCCTGAAAAGGCTGGCGTCGGCGGTTCGATTCCGTCCCTGGCCACCACCCCATTTTGCGGGTGGAGGCGAAAAATTTCGGGGAGTTCGGAAGCGGACTGGCTGTAGAATGGAGCGAGCCTGGCGCGCAAACCCAGGTCCGCCTTTCGCGGTTCGGCAACCGCTTCGATCTCCCCATCGACGTTAGGCTGAGGTTCGCCGGGTTTCTTCGGATAGCACGCCCGGCAATCGAGGCCCGACCTGGCGAGACGGACCGGACCCTGCCGGACCTTCGCGAGCCTGGGGGCGGAATGCTCTTGCTACAGCACCCGCCCTCCAGATTTTTCTGATCCCATAACTTTTTTCAGCCAGACATGCCGGAGTTTTATCGGCCTTGTTCAATACGGGGTTTTCCTCGTGTAGTCGGCTCGATCACTCCCGGAAATCACCGTGTTTTCTCATTATTTACTGGAGAATTCTTCTATATCTGTAGAGTCTGTCTGTTCTCGCCAGATGGGACCGACCGGACCGACCCACCACCCTTCGCCTTCTCTTCCCTATTGCGTTCCGTCCGCGTGGGAGAGTATTCTCGTCTCTTCCGGCTGTTGTTTTTGAAATCGGGCCAACGGGCGTAGCAACCCTCCGAATCGGGCAATGGCAAGGAAGAGTGCTATCCGATAAGCGGGCCTCGCCCGTTGCCCACCGCAACGCGTGATCCACGTTTTCGGAAAACGAAACGAAGACGAGGATTATCGTCCTGATGCCATCACACGAGCTATCATGCGCGCGAGGCTGCCAATGAGCGCCGCCGCGAAGGCAGCAACGCTGCCAAGACTCCGAAAGCCCCGCAGCCTTTCCCCCTGGGCGAAGGAGGGAAAAACTCCCTGGTTCGCCACTCCTGTCGGTTTTCTCCACCTCGCCCGCCTGGTCACGCCCGGCGCGAGCGCCTGCGCGATGGTGCTGCTGTGCGCAGCCTCCGAACAGGAGGCCAACGAGGCCGACGTGAAGCAGAAAACCTTGGCCGTTGAGGTAGACCTGGATGTGGATACCGTCCAGGCAGCCATCAGCGAGCTTGAGGAAATCGGCGCGATACGCAAGCGCGCCAGGCTCGAATGCAAGAAACGCGGCGAGAGCCGCTTTGTGTACGAGCTGCTCGTGGGGGCCTGGGGAGCGCTGAAGCCCCTGCCAGAGCCCGAAGCGGCCGAGCCCGAAGCGGCCGAGCCCGAAGCGGCCGAGCCCGAAGCGGCCGAGCCCGAAGCGCCGATCGCCGTACCTCAAGTCAAAATCGCACGGAACGAATCGAAGCCGCTCCCGATTCCCGCCGCCGCCGCTGCGAGCCTCCGGACGTATCGCTGTCAGAACCGCAGCGATTTTCCGATCGCGCTCGATGCGAAGCTCACCAACGGATGCTTATCGATAGATATTTTTGTTGAAAACAAGGTGGTTGTTGGCCGACCACCCGGCGAAAATACCGACTTGTCGCGTTTCGCCGCGCTGCGCGACATGCTGAATCGCGCACTCGCCCCGCACCTCGGCTTCGTGCCGGAACACGATCTCGCCGCGATCGGCACCGCCCTGAATGGCTGCCCGGTCGATCAACTCGCCCGCCGCCTCCACCAGCGGCGCGCGATGTTCACTGGCGGCAAAGGCACCTGGGGCGGTGCCCTCCTCATCGCACAGGATTGTGCCAAGGCCTTTGCCGCCGCCTCCGCTGCGCCGCCCGCCTCGCCTGCCGCCGCGCCAGAACGCGCCGCGCCCAGCGCCGAAGATGAGGCCGCGTACACCGCGCACTGCGACGCGTTGTTCG